ATCGAAGTGAGATATAATCTTTAGTTGGATTCTCCAACTTAGGATTGAAAATTTCAACGAGAGCTGAAGTGGATAAAAAAAACTTTTTTATATTGAGTATTTTTTATCGTTTCAGTAATATCTAAGGAAAATTGGTTTATCTAATTCCATTCCTCTAGGATCCATTAATAGCTCCTTAAATAAAGGAGCGTTATAGTTAATAGACCTGTCAAGTAGATCACAATTGATCAGAGTAGGGTTTACCGAATCAATTTTCTTTGAAATATCATTTATTTTATGTAAAATGATATTTTTAAAAGTAATTGAATTTACCTCAGAAAAGAATCTCTCTCGAATAGGGAGAACCTTAATATCAAAAATACCAGATTTAAGGTATTTTCGAACCACTGAACTTATCAAGTTCGGTGACATTCATTTGATATCTCTACCAAAGAATGATAAAGGTTTATCTCTATTTGTTATTAAACTCAGTACAGATGATAATGTAATATGACCATTTTGGAACAATTGAGTTAGAAAACCTATCATAGGATAGATAGAATCTAGCTTAGTTCCTTTATTGATCTTATTACCTATTACAAGTACTTTGTAAAGATCTTTTCCTCACGAATTACGTATAAGTCTTTGGGTGATGGCTAACCTTCCAAAAAAGTTATTACCTGTAAGTAATTCCTTAAATGAAAGAGCAGATACATCAACACCATTAACAGAAATACGTTTAGCGAATTCTAATACAGGACGATTAGATACTATTGATTTTGATAAGTTAATTTCTACCCCCAACTGTTTACACAGCTCAAGGTAAGAATCGGCTATATCTTTTTCAAAAAGTACTATATCATCTCCTAGAATACAATATTCGCTATACCAATCGTTTAAACGAACCTTACCTAAGTTATAAGCAAGATATTGAATCATCATATGATGAACCAAATTTAGCATAGCTCAGGAAGATAATGCACCCATAGGTTGACCTACGGAATAATAATAATCCTTAGAATCAACTCCATAAGTGTTCTTATCTACCCAATAAGGTCTCTTCGTTAAAATATCTCCTCAACAATCCCCTACTCCATATAGACCATTCAAAATGGCTATTTGGGAGGAAATTGGTAATCTATCAGTAGCAGAACTAAGATCAAAACCATAAGAGCATCCATACTTTAATGATAAAGTTTGGGCTCGTTGATATGACTTAGTCTGATCATGAGTAGAATCTGAAGGTATATTTTTAAAAAGAGAGAACAGTGAATCATGAAGGGGTCCTAGCAACGATTGAGTTATTATATCAACCATCGCAAAAACTCTTAATTTTCCAGCTGCTTCTTCCTTAAACGATAACTTTCCAATACGAGGTGACTCAGGTTCAAAAAAAACATGATACTTATTTTTTATAAAATCAATATTGGAAAATAAAGTATTAAAATTTTTTGAATTAGTAAGTTTTATATAAGTTAAAATACTATTCCAAACTTCAGGAAACTGTTGTAAGGAATAATAATCTTTTATAAAATGAGTCATACTAATACTACCCGAAGGAGAACTTTTAGTTATTCTCCTAAGGGTATTAGCTCGTAATGTGGAGATGTCAATTAAACCAAATTTTTGTAACTTAGATTTTGAAAAATTTTCTAATCACAAGTTAAAATCCCTGGTAATTGAGACCGACCCGGTAAAAGGATCTGTGATGGTGTTAACCTTAGATTGAAACTTAATCTTTATCACCCTATAAAGGGAGAAAAGAGAAAGATAAAACCTAATTACCTTATAGCTGTTATTACAGATAGACATTCTATCTCTA